GCAGAAGTTTATGCTGCAGTTAAGAAGGCTACAGTTAAGAAGGCACCTGCAAAGAAGTCTAGCGGTGGCGGTAACTCACTTAAGGTCAAGTAAGACTTAACTATAGAGTAGGGGTGTGCATAATAGCCACCCCTATTTTATGTTATAATTAATTTAGTGAGGAGAGTTATGTTAATTAAGTATTATTTGTATAAAATATATTATTTTTTAAAAAATATATTTAAGAAAAAAAATAAGAATAGGTATACATATTGAACGCCATAAACTTAACATTCAAAAATTTTATTGCTAAGATGCTGAAGTTGTCACGCACAGATCTGTTGTCTGAAGAACAAATAGAGGATTTAGACAAAGAACTTTCTGCTTTATTAAATAATTCTAATGACGGCAGAAACTGTAAGGCAAAAAGTTTTTTTACATTTAACCAGCAACTTGATGAATTAAGATATAGACCTGTAAATCAAGACTTAAATAAAAATTATGAATTAGTTTTTTCTGGATGTTCACAAACACATGGAGACCATATTTCTCCACCATTAGTAGATTTTGGAGATCATAATTATATTTGGGGATTTCAGGTAGCAAATAAATATAATAAAGAGGCTTTAAATTTAGGAATGGGTGGCTGGTCTGTTGAGGCAATTCATAAAGGACTTATGCATCATTTTCAACAAAATGGTAATCCAAAAGTATTACTAATTTTATTACCAGATTTTGGAAGAATGAGTTTTGTAGATAATGAAAAAATAAGATCTATTCATCTTTTAAATCAACACGAACTAGTTCAACATTTTTTTATACAGCCATGGGATGAAACTGAATACCCAGCGATCTCTAAAGCCCCACATTATGCACACACAGTTTTGCCATGGACACAATCTTTATATCGTAGTTTACAATGTATATTGTTATTAGATCAATATTGTAAAGATAATAATATTTATTTTAAATATTTTTCATGGGACCATAATTCAAACATAATATTAAAATTGCTTAAAAAATATTTACCAGAATATTCAAATTATTCAGAGCCAGACATACTTAATACGTTAAGGTTACAACAAATAAATACTCAACTTAACATTACTTGTCATGAAGATATAAAAGACAACTACCCATCAAAAATTTGGCACAATGGAATTGACAATGCCCACCTAGGAATACATCATCACATCCATGTTGCTGAACAGTTTATGAAAGAGATAGATAATGATAATCCTTGGAATTAATGAAACATCGCATGATGCTTCTATGTCTTTAATTAAAGATGGAAACATATTATTTGCTGGTCATGCGGAAAGATATAGCAAACAAAAAAATGATTGGTATAACAACAACGAAATACTATCCAATCTTTTAGAATATGGAACTCCAGATCTCATTGCCTATTACGAAAAGCCACAATTAAAAAGATCAAGATTACTATTAAAAGGTGGAGCATCAGATTGGAAACCAAACATTCCGCTTGACCTTCCCGTTAAATATTTTAAGCATCATCATTCACATGCAGCAGCAGGATACTATACAAGTAAATTTGATGATGCTGTAATTGTTGTTCTGGATGCAATTGGAGAATATAACACTTCCACAATTTGGGTTGGTGAGGGTTCAAATATTAAACTAATTAAAAAGTTTAATTACCCATTAAGTTTTGGATTATTTTATTCAGCATTTACACAATTAGTTGGATTAATGCCTAATCAAGAAGAATATATTATGATGGGGATGGCAGCATATGGTGATTCGACAAAATATTACAATAAAGTATTAGAATATTTTCCTTCTATAACTGATCAAAAATATAATTTTCATCAAGGCATTACCGATTGGCCTTATAGAATTTTTAATGAGCAGGACAAGTTTGATATTGCTGCTGCCGTTCAAAAAGTATATGAAGTAAGGCTAATGGAGTTTATGAGATATGCACAGGCAAAAACTGGAAAATATAATCTTGTATTTATGGGTGGATGTGCATTAAATTGTTCTGCAAATACAAGGTTATGGGATATCTTTAATGACATTTGGATTATGCCAAATCCTGGTGATGCTGGCTCATCTCTTGGTGCAGCAGCAGCAGCCTACGGACAACATGTTAAATGGGAACACCCCTATCTTGGCTATGATTTAGGCGGGGAATATCCAGTAAACTCTATTATTACTGAACTAATTAGAAATAAAATAGCAGCAGTAGCAACAGGAAGGGCTGAGTATGGCCCAAGGGCTTTGGGTAATAGAAGTATTTTGGCAGATCCAAGATATTCTGACATTAAAGATAAAGTAAACTTAATTAAAAAGAGAGAATTGTTTAGGCCATTTGCACCAGTAGTCTTAGAAGAACATGCACATAAATGGTTTGATATGAAATTTACTTCTCCATATATGCAGTATGCAGTTAAATGTTTACAGGCAGATAAGATACCAGCAGTTGTACATGCAGATGGTACTTCAAGGGTACAAACTGTAAATAAAGATCAGCACCCAGGTTTATATGAGGTGCTTTCACATTGGTATACAATAACTGGAGTTCCAGTTTTATTAAATACTAGCCTTAACATTAAAGGTCAGCCACTTCTAAATGATGAAAATGATATTTTAGAATGGCAAAATACATACAATTCTACAATCATTGCTTAGTATGATATAATTATATTACCTGCCCAGATTGGGGGGTATTTAACTCGCTTAAAAGGAGAAAAATATGGTTAAATCAGCACTGGATCTTTTTAATGATCCTTTTTTTAATACCTTCACAAACTTTCAGAAGGTAACAACAACAACAAACTATCCACCTTATAATCAAATCAAGTTAAACGACAAGGAATATATTCTTCAGTTTGCCTTGGCTGGATTCACTAAGGATGATGTTTCTATCTCGCTAGACAATCGCAAACTTACAATTAAGGGCGAATCAAAGGGGATGGAATTACCAGAGGGCGGAGAGTATCTGCACAAGGGAATTGCTACACGCAAGTTCACTGATATCTTTACCCTTCCTGAGTTTGTTGAGGTTATTGGGGCTGAGTTTAAGGATGGCATTTTGAATGTTGTTCTTGAAAAGCAGATCCCAGAAGACAAACTACCAAAAACTATCGAAATCAAGTAGTATAATATAATAAGTCCTCCGCAGGACCTTGGGATGATTAGTTACCATCTTATTTAACCTGGCCATCGTGCTTGAATACCTGCGGGGGATTTATAATTTGTATGTATAATAATCTCATCTATGACAGATAAAGAACTGCATAGGCAGAAGCAGGCTTATAGGCAAAGGCTGGTAAAAATAAAAGAGACCAGTGGGTGTACTGACTGCGGTGAATCCAACCCAATAGTTTTAGATTTTGATCATCTTAAAGATAAAAAATATAATGTGTCCAGAATGATTCATGATGGTTTTTCCTGGAAAGCAATCAAAAAAGAGATAGAAAAATGCGAGGTAGTCTGTGCCAACTGTCATAGGATAAGAACACACCACAGGCTACTAAATCAAACAGCATGATATAATAATTCTATGCCATACTCTATAGGTTCTAAAGGTTCTCATGGTTGCTCAGGCTACCCTGCCGTTAAAACAGGCACAGGAGAGGTTATGGGCTGTCATAAGACTAGACGTGAGGCAGCAGCACAGATCTATGCTATAAACCGTTCTGAGGGCAATATAGGCAAGTCTATGGTTAAAGAGGGCGATATGGTTATGGCCCCACATGAAGAAGAAATGTTTGTAGGTCGTGTTGTTCATGTAATGAATGAAGGAATGTTGGGAGTTCCAGGATCAGAATATGCTATTGAAGCAAGTCCTACTGAGCCAGCAATATTAATACAACTTTTTGAAATGGAAGAGGGCGGTCTTGAAGAGACTGAATATTTTGTAGGAGCAAAGGCATCAGAGGTTATGGTTATGCCATCATTAGAAGAAAATATTGGTATGGATAAAAACGAAGTTATTAAAGAAGATGTTTCAACAATAGGTCAATCTGATTCAGAACCGTGTCAGTATGATGGTTGTGGATGTCCCACATGTAAAGATATGAATGTTTGTTGTGATCTTTGTCCTGTATGTCAAGCAAATGAAATGAAATCAGATTGCTGCCCAGATCTTAATAAGCAATCTCCTTGTTGGGATGGCTATGTTCAACGTGGTATGAAGCCAGGTAAAAATGGTAAGCCAGTTCCTAATTGTGTTCCTGCAAAGAAGGCAGATGATCTTTGGGAGGATGATGATACAGTTGAATATGATACAGACACAGTATCAAAGGCTGAAGGATATTCTCCACCTGCAGGAGCAAGATCTGCTGCTCGTAGAGCAATTAAATTTAAAGAAGATGGTAAGGCCAATGGTGCAGGAACTGCAGTTGGTTGGACTCGTGCAGGTCAGTTAGCAAGAGGAGAGTCATTATCTCTTAGCACAGTCAAGAGAATGTATTCCTACTTCTCACGTCATGAAGTAGATAAGAAAGGTAAAGACTGGGGCAACACCGCAAATCCATCCAATGGATACATCATGTGGTTAGCATGGGGTGGAGATGCAGGTTATGCATGGTCAAGAAGAATTGTAAATGCTGAAAAAGATAAAAAAATGTTTTCAGATTTCTTCAGCCCAATTGAAAAAACAAGCAAGAAGGTTAGAGGTAGTGGTCGTGGCTTCTGGTAAATCATCAGGAAAGTTTAAGTCAAAGCATCCTTTTAATCCAATACAGATTAAGGGTGGAATGATTGTTCGCTTACGCAAAGACGGTACTGTTCAATCAGTACTTGGTAAGTATGGAGAATATAAGAAAGAAAATAAGTAATGTATATTTGGACAAATGATTTTTTAACTGAAGAAGAAAGAGATCATGTTTATCGTTCATTAGTGCAGTTGCCGTACTATCTAGATCATTCGGTTCATGCTGCTAAAGACGGTGTAGTTGGCCTCATTGGTGATTATTCTGACTGTGGAATTTTAGCACATACTCCACTAAATCAAGAACTTGTTAGTTTTATTATGGATCGTTTTGCTGCAAAATATAATGTTAAGGTTTATGAATATCTAAGAACAAGAGCACATATTACATTTAGAGTAAACGATAAAAGAGGCATGGATCCACATGTAGATTTAAGAAGAAGGCAGCACAATTACACCTTTGTTTATTATGCAAATGATTCGGATGGAAACATTAACCTATTTAAGAAAAGATGGAATGGCGAGTACGTGGACGGAGACAGCCTAGAACTATATAAGTCTTTTACTCCAAAGGCAGGGTATGCATTATTTTTTGATGGAGATATCTATCACAATTGGGAAAATCCAGACAAAACTAACTTTAGATATTCTATTGTAATTAATATAGCATGTGACGTAGATGAGTCATTATTAGAAAAGGTAGACTTCTAATATGGGATCAATTATCAAAAAGCGTCGCAAGCGCATGGCTAAGAAAAAGCATAAGAAGCGCTTGAAGCGTTCAAGATGGCAACGAAGAAATAAGTAATTATTCTTCTAAATACTTTTTAAATAATTCTATAAGTTCAACTGTGTACCTGTCATAATCTATTTCTAGTATTAAGTTTCCGTCTTGTAACTTATGAATCTTTATTTCTTTTCCTATTTCAAATAGGATATCTTTAATTGATTGTTCTAAACTCATTTGAGCCCCCTGTAGGATTTGAACCTACGACAACCCGCTTACAAGGCGGGTACTCTACCCCTGAGTTAAGGAGGCAATCCATTATGCTACTACAACTTTTGCAATAGCATTAATAGTTGCAGCAATTCGTCCAATATCACGAAGTTGTTCTGTTGTATATCCTTCTTGTTTTAAGGTTTCATAGTGAGCCTTCACACAAAAATGACACTTACCAATAATTGATGCAATTAATGCATATGATTCAAACTTGGCTTTTGTAGTTCCACCATGAGAAGTAATGGCATTCATTCTAAGTTGTGCAGGTAATCCCTTAAGGTTTGGATCATCAGCCATTTCAGTATATGGATACCAAACATTGTTTTGAGCCATTAATGCTGCTGCTGTAAATGCTGCATTTTTTTCTACTTCATTTGTTACTCCAGCAGAAATCATAGCAACAATATCTTGATTTCCTGTTGCTAATGCTGCTGCAAGTGCGAGAGATGAAGCATAATCATAATCTACAGAACTTCTATTAATTACAGCATCAAGATTTAACTTAATATCTTTAGCATATTCAGGAACAAGTTCCTTAATTTCATCTACCCAACTCATATCAAAGCCTTCCACTTCTTTCCATTCCACTCATATCTCAGAGTGCATTCACATTACCAAATTGAACCAGCATGTCTTTTTTGTAGATGTATTGCACCCATACTAGGTTCACCAACTGACCAAGGTAGGACACATGAATGTCCCGCCTCGCCATTTAACTTAATCCAGGTCACAGTGTTTCTCCACCAAGACTTCTATTGCATGCACAAAGTTCACCTGTTTGCAAAGCATCAAGAATACGCAATGTTTCCTCTGGGCTTCTTCCAACGTTAAGGTTGTTAACTGTTACATGCTGAATTACGTTGTCAGGGTCTACAATAAAAGTTGCACGAAGGGCAACACCATCTTTGTTGATGATTCCTAATTGATTAGCAAGACCTGTGAAACCTTCATCATTAGACCATGACCATTCACGAATCTGATCTGCAAATGACCAAGAGTTTGTCTTCTTAAGATCTTCGTGAGCATTACGCCATGCAATCTTACAGAATTCATTATCTGTAGATCCTGTAAGTAATACAGCATCACGATCATTGAAATCATTAACTAACTTATCATATGCAACAATTTCTGTTGGACATACAAATGTAAAGTCCTTTGGATAATAAACAATTACCTTCCATTTTCCTGGAAATGACTTTTCATCTAACACTTCAAAAACATCATCGGCAGCATCCAATCTTCCTGGCTTTACTCCAATGATGCGAAATGGCTCTAACTTATCTCCGATAGTTCTCATCGATATCTCTTTCTACTAGTAGTTTATCTATTATAGCAAACTAGTAGCCCCAACGGGAATCGAACCCGTCTTGCCAGATTGAAAATCTGAAGTCCTAACCGATAGACGATGGAGCCCTTGGCGATCCGTAACGGACTTGAACCGTCGACCTCTACCGTGACAGGGTAGCGTTCTAACCAACTGAACTAACGGACCAAAGGATGTAGACACGATAGCCCATTCCATTCCACCTACTACCGTGCCTACATCGCTGGACTGGCAGGTCTCGATCCTGCGACATCTCGATTAACAGTCGAGTGTTCTACCAACTGAACTACAGTCCACTACTATTACTACTATTGTAGCACCCCTGGCAGGAATCGAACCTGCGACGCATGGCTTAGAAGTCCATCGTTCTGTCCACTGAACTACAGAGGTGTACCCCTAATTGGATTCGAACCAATGCTGTCACGATTTTAAGTCGTGTGCCTCTACCACTGGGCTATAAGGGCTAGGTAGAGCAGGTAGGACTTGAACCTACGATAGCCGAATTATGAGTTCGGGGCCTTGACCAACTTGGCTACTGCTCCTGATTATTATAATAATTTTACTATTAAACAGGGCTTATGTCAAGTTTGTTTTAGGCTATCCCTAAATGCATTAATTTCTGCAAAAACATCATGACCAATACTATAGTCTAAATGTGCATAATCAGATGGATTATTAAAATCTGTAAATCTAAAGAAGATCATCTTTACATATTCGCCTTCTTTAAAAGTCTTATGAGGTCTCCAATGTGTATACTTGTTAGGATTAAAAACTAATGCCGTATTATCTTCCATTGAATAAACATCTTTATCTACTCCAATGTCCCATGAAGTTGTTGAAGATAATTGATAATTAAAAATAATCTCAGTATTATCATGATCCCAGTGCACTGGTAAGTTGGGTGTACCAAATTCAGCACTATATTCTGCACAATATGCACCAGAAGATGAGAGGTTTACTCCAAATAATGCATTAATTTTTTTGGCTAAATTTTGTCGAAGTTCGCTAAACTTTTGATTATCTTCAATTCTATACTGAAGTCTACCAAGTCCAGAATGGATTCCATAACCATATTCATCGCCATCATGCTGTATAAAAGTACCATCTTCATTCCTTGTAATATCTTCTCTTCTTAACAAAGAATTAATAAGATTTAATTCAGTATCTGAAAATACATTATCTATTTTTAAAACAGTCATATGCCGTTATCCTCCATATATTTTAAACGCTCCTCATATCTATGCCAATATGGTACACCATCTTTATCATAATCTGAGCCAAGCCTTCTTAATAGTTCGTGGGTATCACGATCTTTTAATATTTCTTCCAACGCATTACTTACCTCAAAACGCATTTCTGGCAGGGTATATAGATCTTTCCCCGTAATCTTATATAATAATTCTCTAAGACGTTCACAGTCATCATGCTTATACCATACAGTACAGTATAGTTTGCCATCTATCTCTTCAACATTAGGGCAAGTCCTATACTCCTCAATGATCTGGTCTATAATGACCTTCTGAGCCTTTTTACAGCCATTGCAGGGACATACCCATGTATTACTCATACTCTTTTCTGATCCAATCGAGTTCTTTATATTTTGTTATTCCGTGACCAACAACATAGTTTCTTTGTTTTTCTTCTAGCATACGTGTTGTTTCTTCAACAGAATAATGATGTATTTCAGATGACCAAGATTCGGCCTTCATTGGAATAAGTTGTGCATACGGTGTTCCTGCTGGAATTGTTCCATACCAGTCTTTCTTAATATAAAAAGGATAGTTACCAGATATCATATAAGGATTTGATGCATCTGCAAATCCTGAAATAGTTTGGAATGGAAGGTTTGGTATATTAATTGGATGGGTCATTAAAAGAGTATAACCTTTTGGTACCTCAAAATACCAATTTATTCGCCATACAAAAGTATATTCATTGTAACCTTCAGGTGTTGGAAGTCCATCTTCTGCGCCACGCATAGCACAAAATGATTTTGACGGAGCAACATTGCCCCATTTTTCATCATACTCGACCTCTGGGTATGGAAGGCTATCATTCTTTTTAAATGTAATATCACATGGAGTAAACAAATAATATCCTGCCATAAACACATCAAGCATTGCTGGACATGCTTTCCAAGAAGGTTGTCTATGAACAGACTGCTTGCCGTCTGGATCGGTAAACATTGTCAGGTAAAATGTTCCATCTTCGTTTCTCTTAAACTTTTCCTTATCTAAAAACCATTGTGGCATATGCTTTTTTACTGGCGCTGGCTTATAGTCATCTGTAGTGTTATTAGATGGATGATAAGAATGAAATTTAATTATGTTTTCGCTCATTAAATGCCTTTGCTTTTACGAATAATACCAATCATTAAGGCTCTAAACTCTTCATTGCTTAATTCAGATTCTAACGAAATTGCCTCAACATCAGCAATTATCTTATCTTTTACTGTCTTTACTACTTTGTGTGTACCGTTGCAAGTAGGGTATTCAGTTGAAAATCCACATCCACAATTCATTAGGTTAACTCCTCTTTTTCCATAATAATATACATAATATCACTTAAAGACTTTTCTGGCAAGTCATGAAAATAATATGTATTGTCATCTTTTATAGTCCATCCACGCCACCCATCTCCATCATCCCAAAAAGCAGATGCTGTTTGCATTGACTCTGGGTCATTCATAATCCGTGTAAGTGAATTATAGAGATTGACCTCATCAAATATAGCAAGTCGAAGTGTTTTCCATTTAAAAATAAGGTTAACAATTTTATCTACCACGAATTAACTCCCATTCACCTGTTTCCTTAGCAATAAATACATTGCCATTTTCTCTATCAATAAGAAGATATTTTTCAGGACACTTAGTTCTTAGGGTTACAACTACCTGCTCTTCTATTTCTTCAAACTCTACTTGTTTTCTATTCATATTCTAATACCAACCAAAAGTCCAATTAGGAAGCAGCCTACAGCAACAGTCCAATAATATGTTTTTTGCAAATAAGAAATAATGATGTCTTTAACAACATCTCTTGGTACAGTAATTTCCCATCCTTCATAGTCTGGGTCTGGAAACTTGTATTCTTTCATTTATGCTCTTTCATGTGCCTAGTTAATGTTTCGTGTGCAAAACCAGATCTTACCTCGATTTCACGTTTACAGATAGAACAGATTACTATTCTATTACTTGCCATCGTTGCCGTATTTCATTTGAATAAAACATACGACCCATCCTGCTACAAAACCACCCAATATCCAAAGGGGGTGTATATAAGTTACGTCCATAAAACCATTATACATGAAACTAACGGCCTTGTAAAGTCCTTGCTAAAATTGAGATAATGTTTCTGAGAGGATGCGTACTCGCTCTCTCATTTCCCAGCGCTGCTGCTTAGATAATCTAGTCTTATCTGATAGTCTCTTTTGATTCTTCTCAGCACGTTTCTTTTGACTCTTAGATCTATTATTATTTGATTTTTTCATGTTATCCCATATGCATGAAAATAAAATGCTGTTCACATACATCTATGATTTTGCCAGTATTTTTATCTGGCTGGGTAAACTTAGCCAATTTGTTGCACTTGGTACATTTTTCTTTCTTACTTGCACAGTTTTCATTAGTGCATAGCAAAGCCTTGTTTTCAGCGTCGATTGGAGCGGTATATAAAGTACCACAATCTTGACACACTATATTAACATCTATCATATAATCATTATATCATTAAGTGATTAGTTATGGTTTTGTGCTTCTTTTATTTTATGCCATGAGCCTATAATGCCATTTTTAACCTTTTCTCTCAGGGTTTCCCCAAAAGATCCAAAGCCAAACTTGCTGCCAATGTACTCTTCCCCAGTTTCCATGTCAATAACCTTCCACTTTCCAGGAGCCTTAGTATGTATAATTAGGTCTATTGGTTTTTCATAAGAATCGACGGTAGATCCGTCTAAAAGAACCCTTTTATCCATTAACAATCTTCGTTAGTAGATATATACTTATTGTCAATGTTATCCCAACATCTTCCATAGATGGTATGTCTATTGCCACCAGTTACCTTTGTCACTCTGTGTTCAAACTCTCTGTACAGAGGAATATTTACAAGCATACCTGGTTCTGGTTTGATTTCGTAATCTTTATTTTTAAATTGTAAGATGCCACCTTCAAAGTTATCATTAATATATACATTGAATGAGGCTGATATTTTTGCTTCACTCACGATTCTTTTACCTTGAGTTTTAGAGTTTTCTACAATAGTTCTTTGTTGAATATCATCGTCAGCATCATCTCGTTCATAATGCCATCCCATGGCGTAATCTACGTCATGTCCTAACTCTGCAATAATTTGCTCATCAGGAACCTCAAAGAATGACTGAAGTGCACCCGCACCACCAAAGTGCTTAGGAACTACTGATTCTATTCGCTTTTCGATAGGTTTGACATGTAGTGGTCTATATTTAGAGTTTGGTCCTGGTACTAGCATATTACCAAATTCATCATAATCTGCAATATAGCCTAAAAACTTATTCTTAGTATTTCCTCCATATGGGGAACGCATGGTGGTATACCAGTCTTTTGGATCGTTGGCTTCTTCGTTAAGCCATCTTAGTTCTTCGTCGGTTAAAAAGTTACGGATGACCCAAAGATCTTTTTCAATGTATTCTTTGCGGGGCTCCCAAATTGCTGCTAATTCTTCTACGCTTAGCGACGGATCAAATGGATTTTTAGACATATACCGATTATACCAGAATATTACCTATTTATCCTCTTCTTTTTCTACTTTATCTTTAGGAACCCAAACCTTTTTACCATCTTTCCATATAGGCCAATAGCCTAAAGACCGCCAATCCATATTAGTTATCTTAGGCTCTTTGCTCACGACAATTCCTCAATCATTTCTTCTAATATTTCTTTGTTAATGCCCATCCAGTCGAGTGCCTCTTCATTATCAATATCCCGTTTTAAATAATAAAGGGCTTCCTGTAACAATTTATTGAGTCTATCACGTAAAAGCGTTTCTGCCAATTCTTCGGTTCCACACTTAGGGCTATACCATGTTTCTGAGCGGTATCCATGATGACTTGCTTGCCAATAAGGTTCTTGTCCATATGAATAGGTCTTTGTTATATACCAGTGACAATCACGATCTTTATGATGGTCCATTCCGACATACCTATACCATTTATCGGTTAAATCAATAATCTCTTCTTCAAGTGTCACTTTGGCTCCTCAATTTTATTCCAATTTAAATCAAAATGATTAGTTGCATTACCAATCTTCATCTTTTTTAATTTTCTTTTAATGGCCAGCCTCATACCCCATTCAGTATATGCTAAACCGCCCCTACATGCACTTGACCAATATCCTTTTTCATCTGTACCGTACCACCTCTGAATCTCCCAGAATCTGGCATGTCTACCGTATCTCCAGTCACGATCAACCTTGATGATATAGTCTGGTCTCTTATTTTTATTTTTGCTCATTTCTTTTTACCCTTTTTATTTTTTGCAGGGTTATCATAATTTAAATTTAGCATTCCTTGCTCCAATAATGCTTTGTCCAATATAAAATTAGGACAATGATTAACTGCTAAATCGTACACATTTCCACAGTCACCACATTGCCAAGTAATGTCATCTACATTAACAAATAGTCTCATGTATTCATCATAGCATTAATACCCTTGATTACGCAAGTTTCAATGCTATCTCCATATCTATGATTAAACATTTGACCAGTCTCCCAAGGAAAGTCATCTTCTATAATTAAATAAGTATTGATTGATTCCTGGTCTGTACCACCTGAAACTCTACCAATGTGGTATGTTTTAATTAGTTTATCATTAACGTAGATTGGAATGTGAATTGGCATTATTTTATTTTCCATTCCTTGCAATATCAACTGCATCTGCTAACCCATCTGCATAAGTTAAATGTTCTGGGTTATCTGTTTTTCTCCAAACAGCAGCAATTTCTTGTGCTACCTGCTCACGCAGGACAGTTTCAATATCATGTAATGTCTTTCTAATTAAAGCATCTTCCATGTTACCTGCATATTCCATAAGAAGTTTTATTGTTAGTTGTTCTGCATGTGGATTATTCATTACATTGTCCATTCTTCTGTTAATGCTTCATAAATTTCAATGGCAAGATGAGACGGTAGAATTAAAGTCCTACATCCATACATATCATCCTCAGTACTAATAATAGCCTTTTGGCCATCTTTAATATTATAGTCAATATTTAGTTTCATTTTAACCCTTTCTCAATTCTGCTTTTAGTTCTCTTTTAATAGTTTTCCATTCATGTTCATGATAATACCAACGATTAGCATGATCATTAATAGCATAGGCTTCTACTTCTTCTGCAGTTCCCCAGAAAATCCCCTTAACAATTTCTTCTTTTAATTCTTCAACCTGTTCATCGTTTTCACAACCTTCAAGGGCATCGCAATAAGAGCATGATCCATATCCAACTACAGTAAATCCAAATTTATTACCATTTTTGAGCAGGTATACATAATCACCCTGCCAATCACCAATATTCCAGTCTTTAATAATGGTTCCAGCAGATGCAACTAAAGAGTCATAAGACTCTGATGGATAATAATATTCTTCGCTCATAACTTTCCTAACATATATTTAATTCGTCTTAATATTGACTTAGATTCAAAACACTCAGGATGAATGTCATACCCATACTCTGCATATTGTCCAAGGGCATAATTCCAAGCATCTTGCCACTTTTCAAATTTTTTATCAGTAATTTCAGCCTCTGGCATAATCTGTTCATCATTTTCATCAGTATCAGAAGCAAATCCTATTACCGCAGCATATCCACCAAGTGGATGCTTGCGAATGATATAAAAGTTATCTGCACTCATGCTAACTCTTTCTCAATAGCCTGAACAGTTAGGCATGGATAAAGTTCATCGTCAAGATTACAACGGTATCCACGAATAGAATGCTCAGGCTTATGCAATTCCACTACTGCACGAAGGGCAATAGCATTGTCGCAAGCAATACATTTACAGCCTATTGCTTTAGAACCTGCAATTTGTCCATCTAATATTTCTATTAATTTATTATGTAGCATATATACAGTATACAGTTCGGCGGAAAATAAGTCAAGTTTTTAAAGTTCGGCGGAAAATAGAATATCAAACCCCTTATGCTCTAAACGAGCAATATGGTTTAATAGCCTATAATATGCCTATGACCCCTACTATCCTATATATTATCTACAACCAGGAATATAATGCCATAAAGATAGGGATAGGGGATATAACTGGTAAAAGGTTTCGCCAGCATAGGACCAAGGGATGGGAATTGGTTTGTTATTGGTATTTTCAAAATCGGGCGGGAGCCAGAAGAGTCGAATCTATAGTACTACAAACCCTAAGAGAGAGATATGGACATTACCTAGATAAGGGAGATATGCCCCAAAGAGGATATACAGAGACCTTTGATGCATCTAAAATAACCAAGAGAAAGATACTGCGTTTGGTCAATAAGGCCATAAAGGGTTTGTTATAGCCCCCGCTTTTTTATAGGTGATATAATCAATCTATGATCATTAACAATCTTACAGATAATATTATTTATATCGAGAATGCTATCCCAAACCCTAAAGAGATAGTTGATGCTTTAAACTCTACTGATGGAGATCCTGTTATTTCTCCAGTTATCTATCCTTGGGATAAGTGGGTTGACCATTCATATGATGACATTAGAGGTTATGGACAAGTACATCGTGGATATATAAAGACAGTTGATTGGGATGGTTGGATTGCCAATAGTGCAGAAGAATGGTTTGATAAGAAGATAACTCCTGATCACTCCCCTTCCCATACAGAGGCTTTTAAGATAGTAAAAATGATTGAAGAACCATTGCTCAAGGTTATAGATGTATGGGCTGAGAAGACAAATAATTCTGTGCCAGATTTCATTACTCGCAATTACTCTATTTATACATACCGCCAAGGTGGACATGTTGGTAAGCATCTTGATATTGACCCTACAAACCCCTCACATACTATGGATTGGACTATCTTGATATATCTTAGTGATGACTATGAAGGTGGAAATATTAACTTCCCTGACCAGAAAGTAAGGTTTAGACCTGCTGCTGGAAGTGCTTTGTGTTTTAGAACTATGGAACCACATATCGCTGAAGAAGTAACTGGTGGAGATAAATATTTTTGTTTTTTCTACCTTCATACTGAGTATGGATTGTGTCTTTCATCCTATGATCAGTTCTGGCATATAGTAAATCAAGTCAAAAAATCACAATAATCTAATAATTATCCACAACTTTATCCACAGATAAATCTTACTGTTATTTTTCTTATATGGGGTTAAAGTGGAGTAAAGTGGAGGATAGTGGTGGATGGAACGCTTTTATCGTAGGCGCCGTAATCCCAAACCACAAACCATACTACCATCAAACCATTTAACCATCAAACCATCTACCATATATCCTCGATATTGTCAAACCATATATAAAAGGTTTGGCATTATACATGCAAAACCATGGTTTGTCAAGTAGGGATTTTTGCAGAAAATTCCAGAAAAATTGGAATAATTTCGTAATATCTTTTAAAATGTTTGAAAATGTTTAAAAACCAGAAAGAATGGTTTGTTACTCTTCATTAGGGAGATTATAGAGAGTTTCGTAATCTTTTTTAACTTCCCCCGCAGTTTTGTAGAAGGCAGGGAGGAATGGTTTGATAGGCGCTTTAGCAATTGTATACAACATGCCCGTCAAAACCGTCATGTCTTTCGTAAACAAGTCCCAATCAGATGGCTGATCATGTCTATGTGAATTTTTATTCTGATACATTCTTGCAAAATGACGGGGACTCATAATTTAATTATAACACTCTTTAATTCCCGCCTGAAAAGCGGCGGGGAATAGAAAAGATCCTTCGTAATACCCCTATAGTAAATACCCTATATAGAATACACTATGGTTTGATGGTTTGACAAACCAAATATATTATGCTAGAGGGTTTGATGGTTTGGATCGTAATGGTTTTTCCAGGAAATTTGGATATTCTTCGTAATATGGTTTGATGGTTTGATAACAACCCTCGGCACCTAGGGGTCAGGGGAGTAATAGCCACAGCCTAACGGCTCAACTATACATGCCCCCTGACTTACTCTAAGTATAGCAAACCATCTGCCATCTTGTCAAGTATCAAAATGCTCTGATTGCTCCATCATGTCGTCTAATGATTCATAGGACTGTGTTTCATCTATAGCCAGGAATTCGCATAGCATACCCCAGGCTTCTTCTATATAGACTTTAGCAGTAGGGGTTGCTTCTACTATCCCCTCGTTAATTGCAAAGGCCAGAGGCAGTGCCAGATCGTTGTATTCCATGTAGTCTTGCATTGGCTCTGCATCTCTATAAGCCATCCAAAGTTCATCTAGTATCTCGCACTTTCTAGAAAAGTCTGTGTTGGTAGAATCTGATTTCATTTTGTTCCTTTTCATACTGCGCTGATTCAGCGATTTCAACAAGACGATTATACGCTACATTTGGTGATGTCCTTGCTAAATAAACGCCAACCTGCTCAATGTCAAGGCGTAAGTCTGAAACGATAGCAGACAAACGCTGTGCTACTTTTTCTTCAGGTGTTATAGTTCGTCTAATCATAGTGCCTCCTTAAGCATTGTATCAAAAAAGTGGGGACAGCGCAAGTAGAAAGGTTGCCTGCGCTGCCCCTGATAGGGATGACCAGTCCCCGTTATGAGGTAGCCGTCGCTACTAAATTCTTATCTAAGATATTGCCATGGTAGTTGACAAACTCTTCAAACGAATGCCATTCTTCGCCCTCACCAACAGTATTATCAGTAAAGTCGATAGTTATTGGATGGTCCATGAATGCCTGGTCTGATGGGTCCACCCCATAGATACCAAACCCAGTCTCATCTAAAATATCATGCTGTAACAAATATGATATCACCATACGTGTGCCATATGATGAATCGTTCCAGCGTGGCCTAGCGTGGTTCAGTGCTGCAGCCAAATCTGGATACATTGAGTCTTCTCCCCAGTGACTGTACAGTGCAACTGCATGGTCCTCACTAGTTTTAAATACAAACGTGCAACGTGCTCCCATTGTCTTACCTTTCTTGTTGGTTTGTTATAAGTGTATCAAAGTCTAGGTCTAATGTCAATTGCTCATACTGTATAGCAGATCTACTCTCCGTTGTCATCTTTTTCCAATCCCGCAATTGCAAAACTTAAATCATATGTTAGTTTATAAAGATGAGTGTAGGCGTCTGCCATACCCTCCCAATATTTACGTTCCATAGATTCCATTGCGTCACTGTAGTCATTGTCTTCCTCAATGCGCTGTGCCTCTTCCAACTGTGCGTCTGCAAGCAGCATGAGGTTCTTTAATTCCCCGTGCATGATATCCAGGCCATTGACACCATGGTCTACCATACGCTGCAGGTGTGGCTCCAGTTTTTCTGAGTTCTCGATGTCGTAGTGCATTATTCTTCTCCTAGTGCTTGTTTAAGAATATATCTCATACCTGTGGCCTGCCCACTGATAAAGTTGTACTCAATATCTAAGTCTGCAAAATCTTTTGAGGCAGGGTCCATGGATTCCATGTCCTCATACAAACCCTCTAAATCTTGCTCCAGACTAATAATAGTAATCTTGATGAATTCAATTAATGTTTCTAGGTTCATTATCCTACCTCAAATCTATATGCTGGTATATGTTCTTCGTCCAAGTATACCTTGTGCTCATCACATTCCGCAACTGCTTCAAGGTCTGCTTCACCCATATAATTACAGGATGAGCATATCTCACCACAGTCGTTTTCGCAATACTCCATGGTGTTAAGTGAATCACAGTCTCTGCATTTGTTATCGTATGATTCTATCTCACTGCCCTGCCCATTAACAAACAGGTATTCGCCACCCCAACCAGTCTCTTCTTCAAAGTCAAGACTAAATTCTACTTCAGGATACTGTGCAGACAACGCCTCAATGGCAGGTAGAGGTGGAGACCAAGCGGTATTGAAGCGGTATGCAAGAGTAGTCTCATCTTCTTCCATTAACTCAGTCTCAGGCCATTCCTCATTATGAGATACAGCCACATCCCATTTAGTGCCCCAGTTACGTACATTCCAGTCATACCAGTTATTACCCTTAAAATCGATAACGCTGTCGTCATGATTAGGGTCTTTTTGTAGATTGTAAGTTGCCATATCTGTAGGAGCAACTATATTCCAGAATGCAAATATAGGGTTTGGATATAGTGTATCCTGTAATTCCATTTGTCCTGTAGCAGGATTCCATTGGTCGTGTTGACGTTGGAATGGTTGATTAACTTGTTTCTTGATAGACTTGATTTCGTCTTTACTACCCACAATTGTAAGTGAGTTATATACCCAATTTGGCATATTGGTCCTTTCTGTTGGTCTTAGTATTATTCTAGCAAACCGCTATAAATTTGTCAAGGGCAGTCAAAGTATGGTTTTTCATAGTCAGGGTCTTCGCAGGTACAGAAATTAAACATCTCTACCTGTGTCTCATGTGTTAGATCCGCTAGGTCTGACCAATAAAGCACGGTATCCATTATTCCCCCCAATATTTTAGGATAGTATTCATAGTAAGGTGTAGAGCACAGTCACAGTCTCCACCATTCATGTTTTCCATGAACTCAAAGTGCGATAGGTTATCCTCATAGATTTCTGTTACAAGTTCATCTATGGTATATGGTTTGTATGTTGTGGTCATAGATTTATTTTAGCAAATATCAGGGAGTTTGTCAACTCTTACGTAATGAAATTCCTGGAAAAATCTAATTAACATCTTAATAAGATTGTGATAAAAATCACATGGTCGGGGCCCCATGATCGCATGAAAAAGTGAGCAGTTTATACTCATGCTCAGGAGTGCATATTTATGCAGCCATTACGTCCTGCACAATATGAAGCAGACGATTTTTTTCTGCGTTAATCATTGGGTCAAAACCACTTGAACCCATAAGGATAGATTCAGTAAGACCACGCTTACCACCACGATACCAGTCAATGCGTTCTGTAAGTGCGTTCCATGCACCCCAAGCAGTACCAGCAATCATGCCATTGAATTCACCAGTGTAGATGTCGTTAATGGTATCAACTTTTGTTGTCCACTTAGACAATGCACCCTTTTTGGCTTCATCAGGTTTTGGATACGCAGCCAAAACAATATCATTGAATTGTTGCGCTGTGATTTCTTTCTCAATCATGGCTTGTGCCATTTTAGAGAATTCGTCCATGTAAGCATTAGCAACAGCAAGAGCCTCACGAGCCTGCTGTACCTTACCCTCAGCAGATTGTGTGTGGCGAATCTTGAAAGATTGCTTGACACCATTCTTCTTGCGTGTACGCTGTAAAGCAACAGCAAGAGTATTAGCGCATACAACACGAACAGGTGTTACACTTGCTTGAATAGCGATTGAGCCGTCGTGTGATGTATTTACAAGAAGATAAGTTTTTACCTTATCTGCAACACCACTAGGGTCTAGTACAGTCTCACGCTCAAGAGCAAGAGAGCCAAATACTACACGACCACCACGCAAAGAGCCTGCTGTTTCCCAACGACCACCGCCGTCAAGAATTGCATCTCCAAAAGTAAATAGGTCTTCATTTTGTAGTGGAACATAGCGTTCACCTACAACACCAAGAACATCTGTCTGATTATTATCAAACGGATTTGTACGCACAACATACTGATAAGATTTATCAGACTGTAAGTGTGATGGGATTTCCAAATCTTCTAATCTAACATTCCAATTAGAGAGATTTGCTGTTGATAGCATTTCTGCTGTTGTTACTTCGTCTTGAAAAACTGTTCCAAGACCATGCCATGCGGGTTCACGCAGGCTTGCAAACGATTCGATTTCGTGAGCCATTTTTTTCCTTTCTGTTTTTGTTATCTTAAGTTTAGCAGATTTGACTGACAAAAGCAAATCCTAGGTTATGGGGTGATCTTCTTAAACTTCTTAATTCGGACATTTGGTACAAATGCCCCTCGGCACCTGATTTGAGCAGTTTACGTGGACGTGCTCAGGTCCCTGACGGTCCTCTGAAAGAAAGGATGAAAGAGAGGATCCGTTTACATCCTGGGCCCTTTCATGAAGCCCAGGAATTCTTTAGATGTCGATACTGTCTACATTAGATGAGACATATGTAATTTTATCGCAATCATATGTAATTGCATCAAAATCAATTTCATTAATGATGTCTTCTGCTTCTTCGCCTGCAGGTACTTGCAATGTGATGTAGTAAGTGACAGTGACTTCTGCTTCGACTTCTGATGTAAGTTCAAAACCACAAATCTCTGCAATCTCTTCTGCATTTGTTTCAGAGATTTCACGAGACTTAAGTGCTGCCATGGTCCACTCATGCATACCGTCACGCATGCTTTGCAATTCACCACGAGTTGCGTAGTCACGCTGCGTTACACGCTGAATGTGTTCTTCCAGTTGCTGAATGCGTTCATCTTTTTGTACAATCTGAGTTTTTAAAAATTCCTCAGTGACGTGTTGTACTGATTCAGTCGCTCCAATTGTTTCATTAGTTTCCATTTGTGATATCCTTTCCAAGGTCTTCCATTTCATTAATAGTATCAATCATATCGTTAATCTGTGATTCTGTCAAGCAGGCATGAGTAACGAGAGTAGCCGTTAAGGCTGATAGATGAGCAGAATACATGAACATTGCTTTCGCAAATTCATCCTCGCTCATTTCATTTCTGCCATGAAAAATCATTGAGGCGATTCCCATAACTGATTCATCGTGTACCGCTTCTGATGTTGCGGTCTGTATTGCTAGTGCTGTTGATAGCATATTCTTTCCTTTCTTTATATACTAAGTTTAGCATTATGGTCTGACATTTGTCAAATTTTATGTGGAGCAGTTTTCTATGTCATGCTCAGGACTATTTAGTTGTGATCCCCAGGGGACTTTCGCAGATTATCTGCCTTGAACGCAGGGGATAATGAGTGGGGCTTTTACACCCCACCCAATCTCTACAAGTATCTAGCGATAGCGTTGTAAGTTGAAGTTGAAACTACTTCCTCATCTGTCATTTTCAGAATACGGATAGCGTTTTCAATTTCCTCTACCATTTCCTTGTATTGCCAATCGTGGAAACTCTCAAAATCCTTTTCAGGTTCTTTTGGAAGTTCAATAGTTCCCTTTGGCAAGGAGAACGATACATTTATTTCGCCATTGTAGCGAGTGTGAGCAGAAATGTCCTCTGCCTTAGAGATTTGAGCAAGTGCTAACTTAGCAACTTCCTTGTTGTATTTCTCTTGAGCCTTTGAGAACTTCTCCTCATTGACTTTCTGATTAGCCTTATCCTTTTGGAGTTGGGCTAGTTTGGTTTCAAGTGCCTTGATTACTTTAGTCGTAGCAATCTTGACATTTATGGCTTTGCCTCTTGACATTGTATTCCTTTCTTATGGGTTTTGGTCTTACTCTAGTCTAGCACTTCTAAACTAGAAAATCAAGTGAGCAGTTTAGCCTCCACTTGCTCAGGTGGCGTTAGCGTGTGCTAAATTACTTCGCTGTCCAAGTTGTCCAGCGTGGTGTGCCATTGACATCTAACTTGACACGAACTGTGCTTCCGTCTGTGTTTGGCTTGATTTCTGTGATAGTGCCTGTAACCTTTGACTTCTGTGAAGTGTAGAGGTCGCCTACCTTGTATGTTGCTGTTGCTACTGCCATTTTCTTTCTCCTTTGTTAGTTGTTGATAGTATTTATTTTAGCATTTTTAGAGAATAATGTCAAACATTTTTTGACATTTTCTCACATTTTGAGATTACTTAGAGGTCTTTACCATAGCGAAACGGCGAGAGCCATTTGCTAAGATAAGATTTACACGAGTGACCTTATTGCTAAGAGGTGAGAACCCAGCAATTCTGCCTGTAATTCCTGTCTTAGAAGTAGTGAATAGGTCGCCAATCTGATAAGTGTATCCACCTAGTGTCATTTCTTTCCCTTTCTGTTTTGGTCTTATTCTAAGTATAGCAAAAAAATACAAGAAATACAAATCGTGGGGGGTTTTTCCATGTGATCTTAATTACACTTCTTAATTAGTATAAAACGGACATTTTGCCCCCGCCCCCATTTTAGAGCGGGATCATTGCAAAAGAAATAAACAAAGTCCCCACCAGAATAAATAAATTATTAATTGAGATAGTTCCATGGCCTCTACTTTTTACTAGAAGAGAATACTATATCAGACTTATTATGAACACACAAGCCACATGATACACAAGCACTACCATTAGTAGAAATAAGTGGAATGCGTTTTGCATTTTCAGGACACTTAGCACCAGGTTTTGAAATTAATTCTTTTAGTGTTTCTTGACCCACTGCAAAATTCTTAGCAAGGTATGCCATGCGTACACCATTTTTTAATTTTAAGTCTACTGCGGTTTTGATATTATCTGCGTCTGCAGAAAAATATAAACTTAGATTATCAATTCCCTTGAGAATAAGGGCAGCAGACTTTACACGTGTATATACCCAGAATTTAACATCTGCATTGTTTTCGATTACATACTTCCATGCATTGGCATAGGTATCAGAGAAGAAATCCCCATCCCAGTGAATGCGAAATAACTTTGGTGCATTGCGCTTATCACAGTCTGCCTTGAAATCATTAATCATGTCCTGCAATAAAAACACCATAGTGTCATGGTCTGCGTCTTTAAGTAATTCCCAATTATGGAGAAGAGTAGCCTTTACTCCTTTGTAGACTTTTTCAAGTCTTCCTGCATAACAAACGCTCTCACAAGTGGCAGTGGCACCAGGACACGAGAAATTTTTTCCAGCAGGTAAACCAAAGGTATTGGCGATTGTTGGGGTTTTTCCGTTTCGTGAGACTGCATTTGCTACCTTCCTATCGTTGGACCGTTTTAATTTAGTCATGGTCTTCCCTTTCTTTCTTAGACAATTCTATCATTTTTTTATTACTTTGTCTAGTGTAATTCTTTTTGTTAGGAACAAAAGAGGCAGCATTAGATCTGCGTAGTTCTTGAATACGCCTTAATTCCTCTTTATTTTTTCTTAACATAGAATAATCTTATCATAAAACTATCTTAAAAACAAGTTTAGGGAGATTCTACGTAAAACGGACATTTGCGACATTGGGTCGGGCCCCTTTAGTCGTCGTCTTCTTCTATAAAAACATACCACTCAATTTTTTGTTCATCAGTTACGAACACTTCAATTTCATCATTGAAATCATCAAGACAAATTAAAAGATAACCATCTTTTGTTTCAGTAATTGATCCAACAGTTACATATTGTTCATCAATTTTAATTAAATCTTCTTCCATTAATTGATTAGGAAAAAGATAATCAGCAAAGCGAAGTTCCATAGTTGTCATTGTAGCACTCATTTCACACTCACATTTCCATTGCGATAGAAGGTCTTAGTATACATTTTACCCATTGGGTCTGATAGGTTGTAGGTAGCGTATTCTTTAGCATCTCCAAAGTCTACGCACTTATTCCACGCATTGACAATTTCAAGCATATCTGCGCTGCGTGTTGTTGATACCAAATCTCCGTCATAGGAGATAGTTAGGCTGTAGTTATATTCCATTTTAGTATTCCTCTCTTTCGATAATCCAAGCATTTAGGTGGTGAGCCTCAATAATAGCATGAGCAGGCGCAGTATTCAATCCACGCCATGAAATACCCTCTGGCAATTCAATATCTGCGTCCCATAGTCCTAGGTCATTTACTGCGTCAATAGCCTCAATACAAGGTTTTACCATTGACTTAGGCACTGGAGGGTAGTGATTAGCAGATAAGTGTATTCCTATCTGAGTTTCTAAATCTAGGTGGATACCCAAATCCTCTAGAGTTCCATCTGCCATTTCTGTTGCCATATTACTTCCCATTATTTACTTTCTCCCATCTCAAAAATTGTTTCCTCACTGAAGTATATATCAATCCCGCAACCAAAGCAATAGAAGCCATCTATCGCTTCATTGTCGCCACATTGAAGACAAGCATTTTCCATTAGTTCCAATCCTCTCCTAAAGACTTTTCATCTGACCAATCTTGATAGTGTGACTTACACATTGTGCTAGGACTTGCGTCAATCATAGATATTTTATTTTCTAAAGCATAGCAGATATTACACATTAGTCAAATCTCCCTCATTTACAATTTCGCCGTCTTCAATAATCATGCGATAAGGATTACAATCACAATACTCAAAATCATAGTCCTCACCATTTCCCCAATAATTTACACCCTGCCCATTACAATCTGAGCAGTTTAGTATTTCATCTAGTAGGTTTTTCATTTTACTCATTTTTCTGTCCTTTCTTTTCATACTGAAATCTTATCATGGGGGACTGACAAAATCAAATCCCCCACAATACGGCGTGTCCTACCACGAAGAAGTGTAGTAAAAGGACAATTTGGACATTTCAGGCATAGCAAGCACACGCTTCAATTTCTTGATAGTGTCCTTGATATCTGCCCAATACCATTCATCGATATCATAGGAGCCAAAGAAGAAACCTGCCTGTGGTGGCAATAGGCTAGGGTCTTTAGCAAATAGAGCCTGTTGGCAAGTAGTTAGCAATTCTTTTAGTTTCTCATGCGAGACATAGTACTCACCGCAGTTATCATTACCGCCTTGAACATTATCTACAAACCACTTATGGATCTGATTAGACTTTCTCCAATAGGCACAAGTAACTGAAACTTCAGCACCATAGATATCTGTAGCGACATCTTCTAATCCTGCGGTAGTTACAATTTGATTAAACAAATCATTAATTACTTCAGGGCTATTCATAGACAAATCATTATCTGCCTGTAGTTTTTGCCAATCAACTTTTTCCACATATTTTTTAGCGTGGAGATACATATCTAGTCCCATTTATTTACCTCTTTCTTAGTAATTATCTACTCTAACGGAAACTGTAGCCCACTCATCTTTTAGTGAACCTTTTGGTGTATAGCGAATTGCGAAATCTAACCAACCCTCAGCAGGGTAAGTATCTTCACGCAATTCAGCATGGTTTATAATTCCGCCATTGAAACGACGGCGTAGTGAAGTAGGCGCATAGTATTGGTCTACTAGTAAATCAACAATAGAATAACCTCTCATTGTTTTTTCCTTTCTTTAGTCTTACTCCGTAAGCCTATCATTTTCTACTGACAAAATCAAATTAGACACGCCGTAATTCTTAAATAATGAGACATAAAAACTGTGATCTTAACCACATTTCTTAAACAGGCTGTGGATAAGCCTGTGGATAACCCCTCGGGCCCCATTGTTGAAAATTCAACTAATTTAGATCATTTGAAAAATCCGTTTTCTTTTATGTCACGAATTAATTCTTTAACTAAAAGAAAACAAATTGAAACTAAACCAATTTGAATTAGTGTTGTTAGAAATCTGCTCATGCTCATACTGGTATTAGTCCAATCTCATCAACACCACACGCTTTTTCAAATCGTGCTTTATCAAATCTTTCGTTATCGCTTCCAAAATATTGTGCGAATTCTTCTACTAAATCTTCAAAAACTGCTGGGTGAATTTCATCTGAAAATCCTTTTAGAATGTTTGCGGTTTGAACATAGTCTTTACGAGTCATCATTAGTTATTTTCTCCTAACATGATAAACGCATGAGAGCCACCTTCGTTAAGTGTATCTAATACGGCTTGAATTTCTGAAAGTGTGTAAGTTTTATTTTCTAGGTATTCGTTTAGGCAGGCACGATTTATTTCGTTGAAAATTGCGGTAGGCATAGATTTAACTCTTGCCAAAAATGGTGAGTCATTGGTAAATCTTGAAATGTAGTTAATTCCATTGTGAGTAAATGGAAAGTCTGTATAAGTTGTAGTCATTAGTTTTTACCTTTCGTTTTTGTTGTTTCTACAATTTTAGCGATTTTCTCTAAGTTTGTCAATTTGATTTCTTGGCGTTGCGCCTCGATTAGTTTCTTGAATTCATCTAGTTTCATTAGTCATTTACCTTTACTGCTAGAGTGCGGAAAGTGTAGCCACCTTGTGGCTTGCGAATTTCTACGAGATAACTCTCGCAATTCTCATACCATACACCTTGAGGGTGCTTTTCTGCTGATACGATTTCGCCCTCAATAGTTTTTGAGCGATAGATTTTTCCCACTAGGAGATTTTCGATTGAATAGACATTTGCTGACATTTAGTTTTCCTTTCTTGTTATTACTAATTTTAGCATTTGGGGCTGACATTTAGGCTACTTATTTGCTAAGGCTCATTGTGATTTGTATCACACTTATTTGCTTAGGCTCATTAGCCCATTTGTCCTTTATTTAGTTTTGATACCTAGTATCCTATCAGATAAACTCTGAAAAGTCAAGGCGACACGCCGTAGGCGTTGTGTGATTTATATCACTTATGGATACAATCGCTTTCGATTTCGTGTCCAAATTCTTCCACGAGTTCCTCGTAGATTTCGTCCATATAGTCTAAAAAGTCCATTTTTAGTTATCCTTTCTTTATTTTTTAACTATGGATAGTTTAACATAAAAACCTCAAAAAGTCAAGGCGACACGCCGTATCTTAGATGTGATTTACACCACACAGCGCCCGAGCAAATTTTTGCAATTTTTATTTTGCAAAAACTTTTTATTTATTCAACAACATCTAAAACTTCAAATGCGTTAAATTTTTCTAATTCACTTTCAGAAAGTTTATTAAAAATTTTATTTAGATTGAAAACTGCTTGAAGATCAGTTTCAGCATCAGTTACAAAACTGATTAAAACATTTTTTTTAGTCAAGGTAAATTCCTCCTTTCACATTTTTATGATTAACACACACATTTCCACGAGGGATTGGTGTATGACATTTGAAACATAACATTTGCATTGGAGCATTTGTTACGATTGCTAATTCTAAATCTAGTTTAGTATCAGCAGAAACATTTTCTAGCGCAGTCCAACCTGCACCATCTGAATTCATTTCAAAAATTTCTAGTGTAGCCATTATTTACGACCACCTTTCTTAGTATTACGGCAATACTTAGCATACTTTACGAATAATTTACGATAACCACATTTATCGCAGTAGCGATTGAAGTATGGTTGTCTAGTTGAAACACCTTGAACATCTGTCCAAGTTTCGTGCTTACAATTTGGGTCATTACCCTTTACATTGTAGTCATTGTAGTATTGTGAAACATAGTTCCAAGAGGAATAACCATTTACTATTACTTTATCTAATTTTTCTAGTGACATTTTATTGTCCTTTCTTTTTTATCTAATACAAGTATTCTAGCAGGGGGGTCTGACATTTTCGAGGGTATAAAACGGACATTTAGGACTTTGTGAGATACATCACATATGACGTAGGTCACATAAGTTATCCACAAAGTTATCCACAGCCCCCGACCAATGTCCGATTTGCACCTTTTGTGATGTGGTCTAAATCACATGCGACACGCCGTGTTAGGACTTGACTTTTGGGAAATTGTGTGCTATTATTCTCCTATAAGAAAAATTAAATAAGAAAGTATCTAGAAAGGATAACTAAAATGAATACATTCGAAAAAATTCACCCAATCTGTCCAACATGTGGACATGTAGACCCTGAGGGTTGGATGATGATCTGTCCAATCGATAAAACCTACAAGGTTCACAAAGTACTCACATTTGATGAGAACATGTATCTTGTGAGATAAATCACAGACGACACGCCGTCAAGGTGCTTGACTTTTGAGGGTATCTATGATAGGATACTCCTATAAAATTAAATAACGATAAATCAGGCAGTGAGCCTAGCAAATAAATGTGGTGTAAATCACAGTGAGCCTAGCGAATAAATGCCCCAATTTGTCAGACCCTAGTGCTAGGATAGTCCTAGTTAGAAAAAAGAAAGGTGGTCTAAAATGACTACATTAACAATTCAAGAAGTATGCAAAGAGCATACACCAAATAAATCTGCTATCTCTATGGTAGGAGATGACCAATTCACATTCTGTGAAGTATGTGAAAACAACATTGAGCGTTGGTATGATGATACTGACCCTGAGCGTCTACCTATGTGGACAAATTGGAGAGTATCCAAATGATTAACTCAATTTATGTAGCAGATTGCGACACCTGCAACGGAAAAGGTGTAGTGTTTTTTGGTGATAACGAGGATTATCACATTGACCCATGCGAGTGTGTAGCCAATGGCTAACTACTCAGCAGAACAACTACGCAGGAAAGCCCACCTTGAGAGTGGTGGCACTCTTGCTAACTACGATAGAAGCCACTACGAAAAAAACGGGATTACAATAGAACAAGGAGATAAAAATGATACCAGTAAAACTAACAACGACTAATGGAGAGTCTAAGACTATTCCATTCTATACAAAAGAACACATTGAAAAGTTTATAGGGTTTTTCCCTGCACAACTTCCAAAAGGTTATGCTGTCTGCATTGACGCCCCACTTGTTGGAATACACAACGGTTGGATTTTAGGAAAAAAAGAAATCTAAACTCAAGGGGGTAGTAGTGGGTGCATTATGTGCTCACTATTATTTTTCTGTTTTATTCTGTAGATCGTGCATCATACATCTTAGCAAAAAATTCAGATTTTTCTAAAAATGGTTTTTAAAAAATTTTTCAGATTATGGTAGAATGGTTTCATGACAAATATTACATATTGGGCAACTGCGGGGTACGTAGTATTTTTACTTGGATCCGTACTGTGGGTAAGCAGAGAAATAAAGAAGATTCATAAGATGCTATCAGACCTGGATCAGAGATGAACACAGAGGTTTGTGAGCACGTATATAAGATTGTAAATCAAAACCCATGCCCTAAGTGTGGCGGGGAGACTCATGAAACAGACTGGGTATATCAAAATAAACTACACAGAGAATGGATTGAGTCTGGTAAAGCAACGTATGAAGGATGGTGGTCAATATGAGAGAGTCAGAACCAATTCCAGAGACAGATGCTATGGGCAGAGAGAAGTTTTGGGAAGATCTAGGCAGACCAGATCTTGAGCATATTGCTTGGGATAGACCTAAAAACGATGGTTTGGCACTAAAGATTTTTAAAGAAGAGTGTTGCGATCAATGCTCATGTCAACAAAATAAGGAGATATAATATAGCCATGACAAACCTACCACTAGAAGCAAAGTGCTGTGAAGCATGCACCTGTGAGAATCCTCACAAGTCAAAGCCACAGGACGAAGACACCGCTCAGTAATATAACGAGCCGTCTTCTTCTTCAATAGAACCAAATACTTCCTGATTAAGAGTAATCGGGTATTCTGACGTACCTTTAGCAAAACATGTACTAATATATCTTATTGAGTCACTTGTAACTGGTAACGATTGGTGAAGTATATTTCCACCATGTATGACTAGATCTCCTGCTTTTGGTTTGTATGTTATATCTAGTTCGGGGTAGAAAAGTTCCCCACCTTCATAATCATCGTTGTAATAGATACATATGCCAAATCGGACGGTATCTGGAGAATACTCATGATTATCCCTATGAGCACCTATGTAATCACCTTTAAAGTACCTATGTATTCCAATATCGATAAAACCTTTAACTATCTCACCGTCAACTTGGTTATTATCGAAAAACCTTCCTTGGACAAGGTTCATAACCCTATCTGTCAAACGAATTAAAATATCATCTTTATTGGCTCTTACTTCACGAGTAAACTGTTTTCCCCAAAAGAAGTCTGTTTCCTTGGTTTGGACAGAATACCAAGAAGACTCTGATAGTGAGTTGATTAGGGCAAAAACCTCTAACCGTTCTGATTCACTAACAAAGTCTTCTACGACATAAATGTCTGGAGATATTTTTTTTGCGTACATTATTTCGCTAGTACGCCAGCCTCATTCAACTTGTCATAGATATTGCCAAGTATGAAGCCTAGGCTAGGCTGAGACTGAGCAATCTGAGATTCAGCATCTGCATCACTCATTCCAGCCTTCTTGCATAAATCTCTGTTATCAGCATTAATGCTTTCCAACATGATCTTTAGTACATCTTCCTTATTCATTTCTCACCACTTTCCTATTGGACACTTGGCTGCTCTCAAAGTTGTTTTCAACTTCATAAAACACCCACACTTTTTACATTTTACCATACGC